ATTCGGCCCTGGACCATTGCAGATGCTGTGGCATATCAGCTGGTAGAGCGGCTTCGCAGTGACCAGGAGCTGTACCCGGCGCTGCGGACGCGGGTGAGTGAGATCCGGGATGAGGAGATCCGGGAGCAGATTCGCCCTGCTATTGCTGAGGCACTCACTTCCCCGCTCACCCAGACCAACATGTTCGGGGAGACCACCGGCAAAGCCACCACTCTCCGGGAGATGATTCTGGGTGAGGTGCAGAAGCAGATGAAGGCCCCTACTGAGCGTCACGGTGGGAAGACGGTTGTCCAGCAGATTATCGCGGACGAGGTGGCCAAGGCGTTCAGGAGTGTCGTGGTGGCTGAAGTGATCGCTGCCAGGGCTGTTGTCAGTGAGCAGATCGGCAAGCTTGTGGCTGATGCGGTCAAGCAGGGACTCCGGGCCCGGTAGCCGTATAACAAGATGTGCCGGGTCGGGTATCAACTTGGTAGTTAGGTTCCTCCCCCGGCACCGGGGACGAAGCCCAGGGCTGGAATTATGCGGGCCTGCCACGCGATGAGCAGGCAGCGCCGTTCTGGTTCTGGGCTGACTCCCGGGGTTAGCTGCCTATGCTCCGATTCTTGCTACCCACCCTGTATGGTCCCCGCCATTGCGGAACCATTCGATATAGTCGGCCGCTAGGCGCAGGGTTTCTGGGTCATCATCGAACAGGCCGAGCGCCAGATTGATCTTGTGGGTAACCAGGGATCGCAGGACGCTTGTCTGATGGTCATGGTCCACGGCAAGCTCCCACTCGCCTTCCCGTGGGGTTGACCGGGGTGCAGGTGTTGGTGGCTTACGGGAGATGGCACACAGGCCGCCGAGATCGGCAAGCATCCGCTGGTACTGCTCGGGTGTGACTCCGTATCGGCGGAAGCGCTCAGCTAGCCGCCAGCGTGAGGCTTGGTCCCGGCATTGCCGTGCGCAGTACCTCTGCTTACCCCGGCCTTTCCCTGGGTTCGCCGCAATAAAGAACTCTTTGTCACACTTCTGATTGGCACATGTTCGCACCTCGCCAGGCTTTCCAGTGCAGTTGGCTCCACAGGTGGTCTGGTCTAGCCACCAGGGTGTGAATACAGCAGAGCATTTTTGACAAGGCCGTGGCCCCAGACCGAACTCCTGGTGCCGCTCTTGCCGGGCGCTATGGGCCAGGAGCCGGGCTGCGTTCGTGTAGCGGCAGCGCTTGGGTGGAGAGCAGAACAGTTGATTGCGGCGCAGGGGAGTGAACTGCTCATGGCAGATCGGGGCATTCCCTGGGCTCAGCATCCGTTAGGTGGCTCTTGGTCATGGTCTCTCCTGTGCCGATTAGAGAGAGCAGGCAGAGGTCTAATCTCTGACAGGCCAGCTAGGTGGTCCTTGAGTAAGGGACGGCGCAGGCCGGGCGCTCTCTTGTGAGTGTCGCTGTAGACAACAGTGGTCGAGAAGTCCAGCGGCGTAAAGTCAGACATAAGGGGTCAAAGTGCCGGATATCAGCCTCCTAGAACCGATGGTCCTGCGCGGAGTGGTTGAGAAGTTCACTACCCCGGAATCGCTCCTGATGCTCAACCGCATGGACCAGACCCCGTGGCCGTTTCCGAGCGCCACCTGGGATGTGGTGAAGGGCTCCCGGCTGCTGGCCAAGCCGAACGTGCCCAACTCGGAAGCACACATCGTGGCCCGCCTGGGCCGGTCCCAGGAAAGTGCTGCCTTCATCTACCTGCGGGAGAAGAAGGTTTTCGAGCCGACCACGCTGCACTGGCTGCGGCTCCCCGGCGAGATTGCCACTGTCAACGCGGAGCAGGCGGTGCTCCGCGAGATCAACGATCTGAACTACCGGTTCGACAACTTCGCGGAGTGGTCGATCTGGCAGGCGCTGGGCGGCGGGATCTCCTACAGCTACAACGACGTGGTTGCAACGGTGGACTACAAGTTCCCGTCCAGCCACTTCGTCACCCCAGCCTCGCCATGGGTGAACAACACGTCCCTGACCTACGCCACCGGCACGGGCAGCAACACCGACCTGAGCCAGGCGAACACGAACCTCTCCGCTGGCGCCGGAACCGTCACCTACGCCACACCGTTCCAGATCATTGAGGACGTGCGGAGCTGGAAGAGGATCGTCCAGATTCACGGCCGGGTGCCGTGCCGCGAGGTGTTTGCCACGTCGGTCACCATGGCCGCCCTGATGGAAGCCTGGGTGCACGCGGGAGCTGGCTCCACGGTCAACATTCCGGCGACCATGCTGAGTGACCGGATGAAGGACGAGTACTACAGTTCGGGCATCATCTCCGGGTTCCTCGGCCTGACCTGGACCCAGGTTGAGCAGGTCTACGAGTCCGATGCAGGCAACCTGACCTTCTACGTGCCGGATGGCCAGGCCTACCTGGGCAACTACACCGACCAGCGCCCCGTTGAGCTGCTGATCGGCCCCACGGCCGACGATGAGGCCCCGTCCGGGTTCACCGGGAAGTTCTCCAAGACGTGGAAGGAGAAGGACCCGAGCGCCCGGCAATACTTGATGGAATGGAATCTGCTCCCGGTCATCACCCGCCCAGAGCAGATGATCGTAGCCACTGGCCTGATCAGCAACGGCTCCAGCGCTCCCACCAGCTACTGGAACGGCGGTGCCGGAACCATCGACTGAGCTAGGCTGGCCTGGTCTCAGCGCAGAACGGCGAGAGCCCCCTCCACCCAGCGGGGAGGGGGCTCTCGTTATGCCCCGTATCACTGGCATGGCGACTACCCGAGAGCTGATTGATGAGCTGCGCCAGGCGGATCCTGAGGGCTGCTGTGAGGTGTGGCTGGAGATCCACAATGGCAGCCGGGGCAGTGATGCCCGGACCTTCACGGACAGTCTGACCAGTCCGCCACTGGTTCGGGTGGACGAGCTTGGTGATGTGGTTATTACCGGGGAGACGGAATGACTCCTAAAGCGAGCGGTGTGCTGTAGCACACGCCGCCCGATCCTCCAAGACGTGAGCTTCACCATTGCCTTCACGGTCTCCTGCCAGCGGGAGCGCTACTTGCGTGAGGCCCTGAATAGCTGGGGCAGGGTGCGCGGGATTCAGGACGCGCATCTGCTGTTCTGCCTGGAGCCCCGCCCGGTGCACAGCCCGTTTCCAGTGGCTGAGTTCCGGGATTTTCTTCACCGCAGCTTCGCTCACACCGAGATCGTCCGTAACCCTGAAGTGCTGGGCGTCACCGCGAACACCCGGAACGCCATGGAGCTGGCCTTTGCCCGGCGCCCGGATGACTTTGTGGTTCTGGCTGAGGAAGATCTGCTTGTCAGTATGGACATCCTGGAGTGGTTCACCTGGGCTCAGCGTTACCGGGATCTGGATGGTTGCGGGGTTACCACAGTCAGTGCACATGCTCACCGGTCTACTGGTCTTCCTAGTCATGCGGTGCGGGTGCCGTGGTTCTCTCCTCTGGTCTGGGGGACCTGGCTGAATCGCTGGCGGGAGTTCATAGAGCCGGGCTGGGGAGGCCTACCTGATAACGCTGCGGCCTGGGATGCGGATTTGCGTGAGCGGATCTCTGTTGCGGGGCTGTGCTCGCTGTTCCCCGGCCAGTCCCGGTCCAAGCACATCGGGGAGATGTCCACGCTGACTCCTGGGCTGCTCTCGGAATACTTCTACGACGCTAGCCAGAGCCAGTGCTTCAGCCCGGATTACCCGCCGCAGGAGTTTACCGAGGTGCCTGGGGACAGCATTCACATCCTGGTCTGATCTTCTCTTGGCGATTATCCTGGGGCCAGGGAAGGAGTAAGTCATGGGCAGAGTGGTCAATCCTGGTGGCAAGCGCGGCACTACGGTCAGCAAGGCCAATCCTGAGGTGGATCCGGTTCGCGCCTGGAAGGACGGCTACGAGCCGGTGCCGACGCTCGCGGAGCGGCTCGCAGAAGATCAGGAGATTCCAGTACCCGGCCAGACCGAGACCCACCAGTACGGAGATGGTCCTGAACTGCCAGAGCCCGGGGATGACGAAGTTTTGGCCACCGGCCGGGAAGAGGATGAGTTCGCGCCCAAGGTTCCTGAGCTGCTGGCTGAGATGGGAGAGCCTGACTTTGCGGACGCCCAGGTGATTCCCTTGAATGTGGCGCCTGTGTTTCCGGCCTATGACGAAGCTGCGGTGGCTGTCCAGATCTGCACTCAAGGTCACGAGTCTCCATCCGGGGCTAAGTTCTGCATGGAGTGCGGTGACCCTTACCAGGTGATTGCGGAGACTTCTGACGACTGGACTTGCCATTCTGGTCATCTCATCGACGGTGCCGCCAAGTTCTGCATGGAGTGCGGTGATTCCCGCCCGGACCTGAAACCACCCGTGGCTGGCGCTGGGGTGGCCGCTGAGCTGTCTGCGCGGGTCACCCCTTATGAGGAGCTGACTCCAGCGCAGCAGGCTGACAGGGACCGCCTGCACGCTGCTGCGCTGCGCCGGGGCCGGGAGGACAGTCCTCTGGTGTTTGAGCCGCCCACCGGAACGAAGCCCATGCTGGTGTTCCATGTGGTCAAGTCCGGGTGGACGTTCGCCGGGAACGTCTGGATGCGCGGGCAGGAGATTAAGCTAGAAGAAGGATCTCCCCGGTGGCACGAGGCTCAGCGGTTCATTCACTGGACTGAGCAAGAGCAGATGGACTACTACGGAGGCATTCGGTGGAGGCTGGGACCGTGGCCGTTTCAGCGGTCCTACATCTCGCCAGGCTCCCAGTTCCAGCCTCTAGGTTCCCTGGACGGAAAAGGTCAGGTAGCTGGGCCTACCGAGGAGCAGCTTCGCCAGGCTGACGCTGCAGAGCAGCGCCGCAACGGCGGAGTGCCCCGCCCCATGTTCGCCTAGCCCGATTGGATAGCCATGGCTCTCTTGTTCCGGCTCCACGAGCACAACTTCCAGAACGTCGTGGGCGACCGCATGACGGACATGGATCAGCTCTCCGAGGAGGGCTGGGATGTGGTGAGCTGCACGATTGCTTTTCCCTACGTGCATGTGCTGTGGAGCAAGGATGCGGGTGCTTCTGAGGCCCGCGCCCCGGTTAGCCATGACCTCTGCAAGGAGAAGCAGGATCAGCTGCAGGCTGAGAAGGAGCAGCTGCGCAATCAGGCAAACGCCGCTCTGAATGCCCGGACCCAGGAGCGGGATCAGGCTGTGAAGGAGCGGGACGAGGCGCGTGAGATTGCTCGTCAGTTCAAGGCAGAGGCAGACCGGCTGAGCGCGGCCCCACAAAATCCGGAGTGATTGCCGTATTATCAAGCGTGTGCACGGAGGAAGGAACGGGGCGTCACGCGGCTAGCTTGCCGTAGGCGCCCCGTCCCGATTTCATAACCGTGCTGCCTCTTCCCACAGTCGCTGATCTGGCTACCTTCACAGGCCGTCCCGAGGCCAGCTTCTCCGCGTACGCCAATGCCGCGATCATGCAGTCAGCGCTCATGCTCACATTCGCCACTGAGCTGACCCCGGATGATTGGCCGAATCTGGGCGCGCTGCTGGAGAACAAGATCAGCACAGCGGACGCTCAGCAGCTGGCTACGAACGCGATTCTCGCCATGGCGGATCACATCTACCTGCGCCAGCCTTACCAGCAGGTGATTGCCTCGCCGCTTATGAACGAGACGATCGGTTCTTACTCCTACGGCAAGGCCCAGCAGGAAGTGGCCCGCAACGCTGCGGCCTTGGAGGTCACTGGTGAGCGCACCAACGTGGACTTCTACGACATGGCTGTGCAGTACCTGGCTAAACGCACACTGGCTGGCGGAGTGTACTCCGGGGCTGTGACAGTTTTTGAGGATGACAGCTTTCGCTACGACAACGCCGCGCTGGAGATCCGTCAGCAGGATGGCAGGATGGTACTGCTCGGGCCTGCGATGCGGGAGCAGTTCGATGTGCCGTTCAGCATAAGCAGCCCGGTGTTCCCGCAAGACTCAGGAATCTGAGATGACTGAGACGCCGCAAGGGCCTGATGAGCAGCAGTACGCCCCGGATGTGCACCTGTCTCTCTGGGAGAAGATTGTGGGGATCTTCGTGCTCATCTTCGGATTTGGCCGTGGAAAGCTGGGCTGAGCTGTGACCAGCCCGCTCCCGTACAGCCCGCGCATCCCGGCCCCAGGCCCGCAGCGGGCGCTCTACCGCAGCGTGGCCCAGGTGATGCGGCTGTCCCAGACGTTCCTGCCGACCGGGGCCATGAGCATCTCCTGGAACGTGATTACGGACATGGTAGATCCGTACTGGGGGGTGCCCGGCCAGTTCCAGTGCCGCCTGGATCTGCAGTTCACCAGGCCCGGCAAGGATGCGCCCATGCCCTTGGTGGCAGGCCGGGCTCCTGATCGTGTCGGGCTGCTGTTCTTTGATCCGTTCCCGGATGATGCAGGCAGGCTGCCGGTCCGGTCTGGGGATCGTATCGTCATGGTCACTGGCCCAGTTTTCGGCACGTTTGAGATGCGCCAGATTCCCGAAGTGGCTCAGGACTTCATAGGTGCCCACCACATAGAATGTCAACTGATTGAAGTCTCTCAAGCTCTTGAGAGCACTTCACTGACGCCCTTTCCAAGCGCCCAAGAGCCTACGCATCCACCTGGCCAGAACTATGTTGTCTACGGGTCTGATTCAGGTCACAGTGCGGACACCGGGAGTGTGGCATGAGTGTCCGTTTTGAGGTGGACTTCTCCCAGGTGATTCGTGAGCTGGACCGGCTGGCCCGGGGCCCCGGTTCTGACGGCACTACCTTCCGCCTGGAAGGCGTGATGCTGCGCAACTTCATGGAGACCCAGGAAGACGTGCATATCATCACTGGGTATCTCAAGTCCTCTGGTCATCCCACCAGCTCTTTCGATGGAGACCGGTGGGAAGGCACCATCCACTACGCCCGCCGTCCTGGCATCTTTGAACTAGCAAGAAAGGACAAACCCACCCAAAACCACCCAGAAGGAGGGCATGATTTTTACAAGTCTTCCTATGAAGAGACGCCAGAGCAGTACAAGGCTGCTGTGCTGGGGTTCTTGCGTGGCGAGAACGGATTCTGACCGTGGATGACGTGGCCAGTGGTGCGGTCCAGATTCTGCGCACCTACCCGGATGTCACGGCACTGCTGGGCAGCTTCCCGCAGACCGACACCAACCCCGGGTTCGCCGGGCAGCCGTGGATCTTCAAAGATGACATCCTGATTCGGGCAGAAGGCCAGTCCATCGTCTACGGTTCCTCTGCTCTGGCCCTGGTGTGCTGCGATGCTGGCGGATGGGGAGAGCCCCAGCCGCTGACCACTCCGCGCTACAACCGGCTGCAGGTGGACATCTGGGCGGATCCGCTGCGTGATCAGTTCCACAACATCATTGAGACCTCAGGGGTTACCCGGCAGCGGATCAAGACCTGCTTCGCTACCCTGAACTTCCACCTGCACCGTACCGACCCTGATATGCAGCTTTGGGGAGATCTCAGGACTGCAGGATGCCAGCTGCTGACTGAGCCAGCTGCTCTGCCAGAGCCTGATGGCGATGGGCTGGTGAAGGCCACCGCCTACTACGGTGTTTCGGTATTCGGGGCTGTGGGCGTGCCTACCTGACCGCCGATTCCTCCGCTACCAAGCAGCGGAGGAGCCGTAAGTGCGTGTCCTGGTGAAATCCCCCTACTCCATGTTCAGCGGGTATGGCGCTGATGGCTACGGCCTGGTCCGTGCGCTGAAGGACTGGGGCTGTGATGTCTATGTCCAGCCCACTTGGGTGGACGTGCCCATACCCAAGGATCTGCTGCACCTGTTCGCCAAGCCGCTGGTGGCCCCGTTCGACCTGACCATCAATCACTGGGATCCGGGGAACCTGGCTATCCAGAAGCCCGCCCGGGAAGCCACTGCCCTTGCGGTGGCCTGGACCATGTGGGAGTTCAGCCCCGCTACTGAGCCTGCCGAGGTGATGCGCTGGGCTGAGGATGGCAAGACCAAGGTTCCGGTCAAAGTGCCACCCAAGGCTGGCGGGCTGTACCCGATCTGCAAGAACCGGAGCACGTTCGCCAAGCGGATGAAGTGGTACGACCTGCTGCTTGCCTATGATCCGGTGACGCTGGGTGCACTGGAACCGCTGCTGCCCAGCCACGTAGCCCGGGGGATTCTGCTGGGCGGCTATGACAGCCAGAACTGGCGCCCGGTGGAGCGGGATTGGTTCAGCCCGGACTTCGGGTTCGCTATGCACGGGGCCCTGAACAACCGCAAGCAGCCCATGCTGGTGCTGCAGGCCCACCTGGAACTGCGGGCGGAACACCAGGACTACCGGGATGGGGCCCGGCTGTCATTCCATACCACCATCGGCCCGCTGTTCCCTGAGCTGAACGAGATTCTGAACAAGGACGGGGACCAGCGTGTGCGGATCTTCTATGACACCTGGGACGATCCCACCCTCAAGCAGTTCTACGCAGCCAACCACTGCCTGGTGTACCCGAGCCAGGGCGAGGGCAAGAACGTTCCGGCCCTGGAGTTCATGAGCACAGGCGGGACTGTGATCCACACCAAACGTGGCGGCCCGGAGATGTGGCTGAACGATGACGTGGGTTATGAGGTGCCATTCGTGCTGCGGCCGGTGGTGCCCAAGTACCCGGACGGGTGTCACAGTGCCAGGGTGGAACTGGCGGAGCTGAAGCGGGTCATGCTGCAGGTGTTCCGGGACCGGGAAGGTGCCCGGCGCCGGGGTGAGCTGGCTTCCCGCCTGATTCCACAGCAGCTGGACTGGGAGGTGGTGGTTACTGACATGTTCCGCCGCATCCGGGATTTGTGCGGGCGCCAGGGTGAGATCATCTGGACTGCTGCCCAGGAAGATCACCGCCGCGCTGAGGCTAGCGCTTTCCAGTGAACGCGCCTGCCGGGCGGCGGGTGGAGTTCCGCTGCCCGGAGCCAGCGGTATCCGGGACGGGACGGAGCCACCCAGGCCCGCTGTTCGCCGTGGCGGTGCTTTCCGGGCTGTCGCCGGACAATGGGGATGTGCTGGAGCTGGCCTGCCAGCGGTGCAAGCAGCGCCTGGCCCGCAACGGCCACCCTGTTCAGCGCGTGATTCACCGGTACAGCTTCACCGGCCAGCTCAAAGCGACTGTGACGGAACGCCTTCCCGTATAACCGGAGATTGCAAGTGATCTCCAGACAAGGAAGGTAGTCCATGGTTGCACCAAGGCTTATTGATCCGGAGCAGCGTCACCGCCAGCGCCAGTTCATCAAGTGGATGAAGACGGAAGCCCGGGTGGTGCAGCTTGTCTGCCTGATTAGCGGGCACGTTTTCCCGGATCCGTTCAGTGGCGATCTCAGCCACCAGGTTCTCCCTGCCGGGGAGCAGGGCCGTAAGCAGGCCACCATCCAGCTCACCGGGCCCTGCCAGCGTGAGGTGGACGGGGAGCGCTGCGGCACGGTCATCCACAAGCTGCTGGGCCAGGGCGGGATCATCTCCCGGTCCCGGCCGGTCTATGACTACGAGGCCTGGTACCGGATTCCCCCGGAGCTGCTGGAGTACGGCTATCTGTCCCGGGATCAGCGCGGGATCATTCGCGTCTACCTGTTCACGGAGCTGCCCGCGCTGCGCAAGGCCGAGAAGGTCAAGCTGGCTGCGAAGCAGGCAACAGCGAAGGCTCGCAGCAAGAGCATCCACCCGTCCACGGGGAGGTATGCCTGATGGCACGGGAAGTCTTTGTCCGGGTCGTAGACGACCTGGACCGCACCATGGAAGCCGCAAGCACGGAGCGGCTGGCTTTCGGTGGCCACGCCGTGGAGCTGGACTTGTCCAGGGAGAACAAGGAGAAGCTGGCAGCTTTTCTGGCCCCCTACTTCAAGGCTGGCCGCCGCATCTCCGGTGCCGGGCTGGCCCAGGAGTCAGCCCCGGCCGGTGGGATCTCGGCTGCCCGGAAACTGAATGCCGAGATCCGCGAGTGGGGCAACGACAATGGCTGGCCGGACGTTCAGCCCGGCAAGATGCCCAGGGCGTTGAAGAAGGCCTACCTGGCACACCTCGCCGCTGGGGCATCCTGACCCGGGATTGTGTAAGGTTCCCCGGAGAGGGAGGAGATTGTATGCCGATGAAGGCCCAGCCCGAGGGCACCAGCCGGGAGAAGCTGGAAGAGCAGGTTGTTGACGTAGCCACTGGAAGGACCCAGACCACCAAGTTCACCATCAACTTCACGGATGAGGAGCTTGGCAAGGTGAGGATTGGGGAGACCCACCGTGTGCCCAAGGGATGGGATCCGGAGTCTGCGGTTCCGGGCGCTGTTTCCCCGGTGGATCCGCTTAAGGCCCACATGGATGCCATGGCGTGGCTGAAGGACGAATGGCTGAAGGCCCGGGCCAATGGCTGGAAACCAGCTGAGAAGCCCGCACAGGCCGCCCCTGAGCCGCAGAAGACCATCGTGCTGGAGATGAAGCCTGAGGCCGAAGCGGAGGCGTGGCTGGCGGATCATTCGCAGGAGTCCAACCCCATTCCCACGAGCCTCCCGCCAGCAGAGGCAGTGAAAGGCCCGATCACTCTCCCGTCTGGGAAGGTGCTGACCGAAGGAGATATCCAGGCCCTGGCTGACGAAGCCGAGGCGGGGTACGAGCTTGGGGAAGACGGGAAGCTGCACCCTGTAGCTCCAGCCAGGTTCCCTGTCTCTGATTCAGAGCCAGACACCGAGGTTCCTCCCGGGGACTCTGTGGAGCTTCCTGTGATGGAGGGTGAGCCGGTACTCACTGCTCCGCCTGAGGCTATCGGCTGGAGCCCTGCTGAGCCGTTCGCGGCGGAGAAGGCAGACGAGGCAGCGGCCACAGAAGAGCAGGCGGTTCAGCCCACGGCCCGTGCTGAGATGTCTCAGGCCATGGAGGCCGAGAGCATCCGGGTTATCCCGGCCGGCTCGCCGGAAGATCCGGACTCTGCGTTTTACCAGGAGCGGATGCAGACTCCGGTGCCTGAAGAGGAGAGCATTCCCGCCGATGAGCTGGAGCCGCCCGGCGCTTCGTACGTGGACTGGCTGGACCAGACTCCGGAAGAGCAGCCGGGAGATATCTTCCGGGGAGAGGTGTTCCCGCTTCCTTAACTCCTGCGGAGGGACGCAGGTAATGAGAGCCCGGTCTGTGAGGCAGGCCGGGCTCTCGCTTGCTTGACGTAGGTCAACCTTCAGCCGTACCATAGAGGTATGGAGGTGGAGAGCATGATCACTGTGTTTGCTCAGATCGTTGCTGGGTTTGTTGTGTTCGCCGCTATCGCGGGAGTTGCGCTGCTGTTCGGCCAGCTCAGGAGCACCCAGGTTGGTGCCGCCGACCACCGGACCACCGGGTGGCGGAAGTGGTAGCGGATCTGATAACTGAAGCACGCAGGCGTGCAGGTGAGGCACTGCTTCCGGAGCTGGAACCGTATCTGGTTGACAGCCCACTGGGGCAGTGCCTCAAGCATCCCTGGGTGTTCGATGTGCCGTATTGGCCTTCCATGGCCTGGCGCTGCAACGACCAGTACCGGGCTAAGCGTGAGGCCGTGCGCCAGGCCATGGCGGAGAAGAAGTGGCCGCTCTTTGTGCAGCTGCACGAGCGGCCCTACCGCCGCAGTGCGCTCTGGGAGATTCGCCCACTGGTGAACAGCCAGGAGTATTGGGAGCTGCTAGGCTACGTGTGGACGGACTCTGAAAATACCTGGCAGTGGGGGTGCATGTTGCCGCAACTTCTAGGCTCACGCAGGACCGGCCGTGAGTGCATCATGCTTGAGGAGGAGCGGGAAGCCCTGGCCGTCTTGCCGGAAGAGCTGGTTGTTCACCGGGGCCTGACTAGCAGAGGCACCACTATGGGCTGGTCCTGGACGCTGAGCCAGCCTAAGGCCGAATGGTTTGCCCGGAGGCTGCTGGACAGCCGGAAGGGTGAGAAGCCCATCCTCATGACCGCCACGGTAGCCAAGTCCAGGGTGATTGCACACTTCACGCGGCGCGGCGAAGCCGAGATCGTCACCAATCCACGGTATCTGCGGAATATCAGAGAGACTGTGCTTGACGTAGGTCAACCTGCATGAGATGATAGATGCATGGAGGTGGGAACAGTGAAAACTTTGGAGCTTGCCGTTGCTTGCGCCCCTGGCGCCTGCCGTACGTTCATCATCGGCAATAGGCCCAGCGAGTCGGGTTACACCTACCGGATGTGCTCGCTTTGCGGGGAGATCTACCGCACTGACCGGCTGGCCCTGGGGCTGCCCGCGCAAGTGGTGGTGGGGCCGCCGCGTACCACCGAAGAGCTGGCGGAGGTGTACCACTGATGAACGTCCGTGAGGCCAAGGCCCTGTATTGCCGGGTCTCTGACGATCTGGGCCCGGCAACGGAGGAAGTTACCAAGGCCCTGGCACTGCTTATAAATGGCCTGATTGGGCCGCATGTCCTGAGCGAGCAGAACAAGGTGTACGCCGGGAAGAGTGCGGGCAATGTCGCGTTCTCCGTGGAGCAGGCCCTGGATGAGGCCGTGCGCAAGGTGGGGGTGCTGAAGCGGTCACTGGAAGTGGCTGGCCAGGCCATCGGTGAGGCCCGTAAGGAGGCCCAGGGATGAGCGAGGGCATCAAGGACCCAGCTATTCAGGGGCTGACGGATGAGCAACTGCGGGCGGCCAATTACGAACTGGCCCGGCGCGAGGATGTGGCACGGAGAGCCCGGGAGCAGGAACAAGCCCGTAGGCGGCAGCTCGCTGAAACGGAGCTGGCGCTGCAGTTCCAGGGCAAGCTCTGGGATCTGCTGAAGGCAGCAGGCTGGACGGAACCGCTGGTCTACGCCGGGCCGAGCGAGGCCTGGGACAAGAAGGCCCAGCTGCTGGAGTCCGTGTATGACCTGATGGATGATTACCAGATTGATCGGGACGCGCTATGAACACAACACGGAAGGTGATTCGGCATTGGTGGCCGGATGACAAGCCCGAACCCTGGATCCGGTGCATCGGTGCGCCGGAAGCTGGCCGGGTCAAGGTGACTGGCTATCTGAACGGTACGGTCTATGAGCACATCACCACGCGGAACCGGATGGCCGTCAACTGCGAGGCTTGTCACGGCCATCTGCCCGAGGTGGTGGCCTTGTGCAAGGAGCGCGCGGAGCGGGCAGCCAAGATCATTGAGGCGCTGGCCCAGCTCGGCATCAGTGCCAGCTACGAGGACACCCACCGGGGCACGGCCAGCTTCCCCATGATCAGCCTGCATGTGGACGAGGCGGAACAGCTTCTGCTCCGGATCGCGGGCCTTCAGCAGGTTGCTGCGCAGCTGCAGGGTGCTGCTGACCTGCTGGGATTCGCTGGACCGGCGCAGCCTGGGGATGTGATTCCCTCGTGACTAGGAAGCAGAGCAGTGGCTCCCCTGCCGTGGATCTGGCCATGGCCATGATGTACCCGGAGCAGGCTGACCTGCCCCCGGTGCCTGAGCCTGAAGCCAGCGAAGCTATGGGTTTCAACACCGCGCTCTCACCGCTGTCCGAAGTAGGGGAGGACGGCAGGATCCTCAAGGGGATCGTCATGCCCCGGGAGTTCTCAGGCACCATCCTGGCCCTGAAGCCTGGTGAGGTGCTGCGGCAGCAGGCAAAGCTCCACGATGCTCTGGCTCACCCGCAGCGAGGCCTTAATGGTTACGGGGCTTTCATCCATGCCTTTGCCCGCAGGGCGTTCCACAACCAGATCATGAAGCTGGGCAAGGCGGACTACACCGAGCAGATGATGTTCCACCCGTACCTGCCTGGCCGGTCCCTGGAAGACGCGCACCGCTGGTGCATGGATGTGGCTAGGCCTTTGGCCGGGGCTACCAGCTTTCAGGTGACCGCCGAGATGGTGGACGCGGTGACCGGGCTGTACGAGCAGTCAACCCAGGGCCTGTTCCACATTGAGGAGGCTATGCTGCCTGCTCTTTCCGGGTTCATCTGGCTGGACAAGCCGGTGCTCATCACTGACAAATGGGGCCGGAAGGTCTCAGAGCGGGTCATCACCTGGTCCCCGGTGACAGCCAAGGTCACTTACCCGAACGAGACCACCGATGCCCTGGGCCGCACAGTGGAACCGCCCGTGCATTACGAGCCCGGTATCCGGCTGTCTACCTGGAGCCACATTGACGATGACCGGGTACTGCTGCAGGCAGCCCAGGACTCTGAGCAGGCCACGGGGTATGAGGAAGACCTGGTGGCCCAGGGCCTGGACCCGCGCCGTGCCTGGGATTATCTGTGGGAGGAGTGGGACCAGCTCAAGAAGTTCGGGGACTTGACCCTCTCGCACACCTTCGTTGCCTTGTACGGGGAGCGCCACCCGTGGAGCTTCGGCAAGGCGCCGCACCCTGACGGCGTCCCCGGTAACCACGAGCCGGACAACATGATTGCCTGGCTGTATGCGCTTTGGATGTTCATGGGAACTGAGGTAGTCGCTCAGCGCAAACTGCAGCCGGGCAGTGGCGACAAGCGCAAGGCCTGGTTCAGGAGCATCAAGCAGAACGATGTGAACGTGGTGCTGCTCAGGCGGGCCAGGATCGCCCCGCAGCCGACAGACGACCACGAAGCCCGGCACATCGACTGGAGCTGCAGGTGGCTGGTCTCCGGGCACTACAGGCACATCGACTCCTACCTTGGCCTGCACCACCATGCGGTGCCCATGAGAGGCGCTGGGATTGCTGGGGATAGCCATGAGGTGTGCGCTATCTGCTGGCGCGGTGGTGAGGACATCCGCATCACTTGGGTGAAGCCCTTTCTAAAGGGACCGGAAACAGCTCCGCTGAAGGCAAGCAAGCAGCTGCAGAAACTGGTGAGGTAAGAGATGGCAAAGATTCTGGTTTTGGCTGAGCCCGAGACGGTAGCGCCGTCCAGCGGGGTTGGCCTGGGTACCAAGGCCTGGGTGCTGGAGGAAGGTACCCGGGTCAATGTCGGGCATGGCGAGTACACCGCCGCCCAGGCCCGGAAGCTGGCCCGCAACATCCTGGCTTGCGCGGACGCTGCCGAGGCTCATGAGATGGGTCAGAAGGAAGGGCAGCAGCAAATGAGGCGTCTAGTACTGCACCTGACGGTGGAAGCCAAGGACGAGGGCTCCGAGCCTACGAACGAGGAAGTGGCATCCCGCCTGACCGACGTTCTCAACGACGTGACCAAGCATGATGAGATGATTGGCTGGCGTGTGTACGGCCAGGTGAGCGTGGTGGGCGAGGTCCAGCCGTGAACCTGAATGAAGTGAAAGACGACATGGAAGTGCGGATCACCGCAGGCGGCTCTGGGCACCCGCTGCACGGTCACCGGGCTCTGGTGATCCTGGCTGACAGCCCGCTGCCAGATAGCCCGCCAGCGAGCCTCCGGGACTCGTCCATGGCTCAGATCACACACCGGATCAGTTCCAACATGCCTGACGACCGGGACGCCCGCGCCTACCGCAGGGAGACTCTGGAGCAGCCGTTCGCCTTCCCGCATGGCCGGGTGCACCTGAGCTTGCTGCCGTACACGGTGGCCCAGGGCAGGCGCTGGCCGTTCCCGTACATCGTGGTCGGCCCTGAAGACATAGAGGCTGTGTGATGCCCGCAGTACCGAAGCCCAACACCATGCCCCGCCGTGAGGTCACCACCATGCGGGCCATGGCCACCATTCCCTGGTCCCGCAGGATCATGGCCCGGCATTGGCTGCAGGAGATTATTTCCGTAGCTCCGGACCTGCGCAGTTCCCTGGCTAGCGAGAAGCTGAACGCGGATGGGGCCCTGGCTGACCTGGCCATGATCATTGATAGGACCAACGCTGCATATCGGCTGCTGTCCGCTAACGGCAGGACTGATGCTCCTAACTTCAGGCAGGAGCCTGTCTAGGCCCGATAAGCTGGCACTGAGCTGCCCAAACCCACCTCCAGCGGAGGGCAGCTCAGTGCCTCATCCGTATAAAACCCTTGGGTTGGGCGCGCGGTGAATTACCAGTTTCCGGCCTGAGCGAGATAGCAGGCAGAACGGCCCCGGAGGGGCCAGTGGGCCATACCGGCCCTGGGATTGCTGAAGAGCGGGAGAAGCGCAGTGGCTGAGATAGACCCGGCACCCAGTCAGGAAGAACTGGAGAGTGCGGTACCGCCCGGCCCGGACCTCAGCAATGCGGTTCTGGGTGATGGTTCCGAGCTGACCCCGCAGGGGTCTCATGCGAACGGCACCCTGTGCTTCCACGGGATTGACCCTTCCCCTGAAGGACAGGCGGCTTTCCGGGCCCCGGAGCGCCCGCAGGGCGCTGGGAAGTGGCTGCTGTGCCGCGATGGCCAGTACGTCCTCACCGAGTCTTACAGCGCCGCTGAGGGCTCCCCAGGCTGGTTCCTGGTCCCCACCCCCTGCCCGGAGTGTGGCGAAGCTGGGTCCGTGGAAGTACGCCGGATGCCCATAGCGCTTGATTCCAGCCCCCTGGAAGAGCAGCCTTACGAGTTCCGGTGCACCACTTGCGGTGCCACCGGTCCCGCCGCCCCGAAGCCCGGCTCCCAGGCCCCGGTAACACCGGCATGATGCATCCGGAGCATGTCCCCGCCGAAGGCCGCTACCCCATTGCCGCCTCATACGAGATTGACAAGGCGGTGACCCGCCTGGCCACCGCCACGACTGCGATGGGCAAAGCCATGAACAAGAAGGCCCCCGCCGCCCTTCCGGACGCCACCCAGGCCCGCCTGGAGGCCCTGGAGACCCGGCAGCTGTCCCTGGAACTGCGGCTGTCCCGGCTCAGGTGGCTGACCGCCGCTTTGGCGGCGTGGTGCCTGGTGGTCACCGTGGCCACGCTCTGGGCAGCCATGTCAGGCTGAGGAGAATCCTGTGGAGACCTGGAAAAAAGTCCTGATTGGCGCCATCCTCGTTGCCCTGCTGATCTACGCCCCGCAGAGCATGGCCTCGTTCCTGCACACCGCGCTCAGCTCCATCGGCACGTTCTTTTCCAGCCTGCACCTGCACTAGCCCCCCCGGTAACACCCCCATGACAGATACCATCATTCCCGGCCATGACGCCCTGGTCTTGTTCGCGGGTACCCCGGCCACCCGGTGCTCAGCGAGCCGGTCCCACTCCCCGCTTCCGTGCCGGTTCGTGTGGCACCACCTGCTCCCGAAGGAGGCAGGTGGCCAGACCGTCACCGCCAACCTCGTCCAGGTGTGCGATAGCTGCCACTACACGATTCACCGGATCCTGTACCTCATGCGGCTGGAGTTTGAGGGCGCCACGCTCACCGCCGCCCAGCAGGCGTTCCTGAAGCACCCGCCCCGCAAGGCCCAGTACCGGGCCGCAGCCCTGGGATTCGGGTATGCCCGGGGGCAGAACACCACCCACCTGATTCCGGATGAGGGCGGCACCCCGTGAACGCCAGCGGGCATGTCCCCGCTGGCCCCCAGTTCTGGGAGGACACCACCATCACTAAAACCCGGGTCTCGTTCTGGCGGCTGAAGTCCCTGAAGTCCCGCGCCCAGCATCTCCTGCTCCAGGCTTCCGGGCACTGCTGCACCCTGCAGCCCACCATCGGTTACCTGGATGCGGGCGGGATCGGCCGCGTTCCCATCACCCGCATCCGGTTCGGCCACGGCGAGTTCACCCAGGGCCCGGCCATGATCGTCACGGCCCTGGCGGATGCCTCCATGACCGGTGCCGTGGGTGGCAGGTTCGCTGTCTGCGGCCCGGACGGCGCAGAGTGCTGGCGGTCCCCGGTGAAGCGCCCCGGCGCTTACTTCGGGGTTAAGACCAGGGGAAGCACCTGGGAAATCACTGTGGACTGCGATCTTGAGCCGCCCAGCGGCTGGGTTACCGATGAGCGGGCGGAGCGCGCCTTTCAGGTGCAGCTGAACCCTCTGCTGCCGCCCGGGAAGGGCTAGCCGTGGCCCGCGAGAAGAATCCCAAGCCCACCATCAAGCCTGTCAAGCCCGAGAAGCGCCAGGAGTTCGTGGGCAAGCCAGCGGCCCGCACACCGCGCGGCCGGATACTCACCGGCAGGGCCGCTAGGCGGCAGCTCGCGTTTGAGAAGATTCAGAAGGCTCAGCTGAAGGCCAGGAAGAAGAAGCTGGGGATGTGATTCGCATGATCATCGCAGGGCAGAACCTGAAGCCGGACGGCATGCCGGTGAACCACGTCTCCCCGGCCGGGCTGGCGCACCCATCGGTGCAGCGGGCCCTGGGCCAGCTCGGGATTCCCCTTGAACTGAGAACCGCCGAGATGGAAGCCGTGGTGGTTCCCGCAGCCATGTGGCGCGAGATAGCCCGCCAGCTCACAGCCCAGAACACCCCGGGAGATTCAGTCACCGGCTGCTGCGGCCACCCCGGCTGTGAGATTCCGGTCCCGGCCCTTCCGGGCAATGCCGGTGAGATTCATGAGACGCTCAATCCCCGGCCCGATCTCCACCGCAACATCGGCGGCCACTAGCCCAGCGAGATAGATCCAGCACTGGCAGAGCCCAGCCTAGAAGGGGAGAGACTGAGATGCCACTGAAGAAGACCGATCCGGCGTACACCGCTGTCCGGCTGTGCGATTTCGCCGCTGTTCCGGTGCGCGGTGCCGCAGGTGCTGGGATTGCGCTGGGCGAGTGGATGAACGGCTCCCAGGGCTGGACCAGCTACCGGCACGTCCTCGGGTACGCGGGATGGTACGAGAAGCCGCCCGGCGCCTGGGATCCCCGGTATGTGTCGTTCACCGGGGCGGGAGATTCAGCGATCGTCACCGGCACCGGCCACTACGTGTTTGAGGCCCAGCCGGGTGGCGCGAGATTCAGGCTGCTGCCGGGAAGGCCCGAGGAGATACCCGGCAGCCTGTGGAGCACCGGGAAGGTCAAAGTCACCCCGGCCGAGCGGGCCGCGATGTCTCCCCGCCTCATCGCGCTTCAGGGCACGCCGTACTCGGCGGCGGATTACCTCGCGCTGGCCGCCCACCGCTTGCGGCTGCACCCGCTGGACAATGCCCTGAAAGATTACGTGAAGAACTCGGCCCACATGATCTGCAGCCAGCTGTGGGACTACATCTACGCCCAGGCCGGGAACCACCTGTTCGCGGACGGGCGGTGGCCCGGCTACGTGACGCCCTGGGACATCGCCCAGCTGCTGGCCGGTGCGGAGGGCATGACGGCACGGGCGCTGCTGACGGCCCTCCGTTCCCCGGTCCCGGTATCACCCTGAGATAGCACAAGCTACTCAGAGAACGGAAGCAGGGGAGCAGGGCAATGAGCGAGATGCGGAGAACAGCGGTCATCGTGCTGCTGGTGCTCGGGTGGGGGGCGCTCATAGGCGCGGCCGGGCTGCCGCTGACAGCAGCCGTCCAGTCCGTGGGAATCGGCCTGGGGTGCCTGGTGTCGGCCAGAATCGTGCAGGCTGGCAGCCCGGTATAACCGCCAGACAGCATCAGCTGACAAGAGAGGAAACCTGATTCATGACGCGAGTAAGACTCGCCACGCTCATCGCAGCAGCCGCAGTCGCCGCAGCAGTGGTTCTGGCCGTACAGCCCGGCCCGGCCGGGGCCACCACCGCCCTGCACACCGCCAGCACGACGGTGACGAACCGGGATGACAGCGGTGCCAACGGCGGCAACTGGGCCACTGACAACTTCACCCGCACCCTGACCCTGTTCAGCAAGGGAGTTGTGGCCAACAGCAACTGCCCCGGCATCACCATCGGCGCCTGCTACCACATCACCGGCACCATCCACGACAAGGGCACGTTCACCACGGTTCCCGGCAATCCGGTTCCCGGCAACGGCAGCCTCAACGGCGGTTCCGTCCCGGACATCGGGGTGGCGGTCACCGGGGCCATGACCGGGACGTTCTCGTTCGACTTCTACACGAACAAGTCCCTCGCCGCGTTCGACGGCACGGCGGTTCCCTCGGTGGACGGGGATTCCCCCGGTACTGGCGTCTGGCCTGAGCAGTTCTTCTCCGGTGGCACCCAGTTCTGGGACACCACCGGGGCCACTGGCGGCAGCGAGTACCTGGGCACTACGGGCTCCTGGAGCTACACCGCCGCACTGGGCTCCGACAGTGACTGCAAGAACGTCAGCGGCCGGTGGGTGGACGCCTCCCCGGACTGGGGGGTGAACGCGGCTGACGGGAATATTCTTGCCCCGGACGCCGCGCATTGCTGATCCAGCCCCCCTTAACGCCCCTGCGGGCCGCGCTTTGCCAGACTCCCCCGGAAGCGCGGCCCGCAGGTTTTTCCGTACCACCAGGCATGAGGATGCCATTACCCCTAACCTGCGGTAATGCCAAACTCCCGATTATCCCTGTGTACCGGGGCTGCCCCGTCAATGCTGAGACGAGCATTACGGGACGGCCTTTTGCTGTCCCAGGCCCGCGATAGCCGCCAGGTGTGTAGCGGGTGCCCTTCTAGGTCTGGAACTTCGTGTCATATGGAGATCATCAAGCTGGCCCCAAGAGCCGCCTAGTCTCAGGCTCAGCACCTGATTACAAGCCACGCCATAGCCACCCCCGCTCAAGGCGGGATTGGCTGTTTGCTGTCCTGGCCGGTGCGGTATTCATCGCCCTGGCCGCCGCCTTCACCCATGGCACCGGGTTCTCCCCCAGCGCCCGGGACATGTCCGGATCCGCAGCGGGGCAGGGCCAGACCCTGGAAGGCGATACCCCGGTGCCCCAGTACCACACCGTGCTGGACGAGGACACCTCTGCCCGCCACGCCACCGGTACGCTGGCAGCCCGCCGCTACCGCCGCCTGGAGCGCGCCAGAGCCGCCAGAAAGGCCGCCAGAGCCGCAGCGGCCCAGGTGCCAGCCCCGCAGCCCGTGGCCACTCCAGCGCCCGCACAGAGCGTCCCAGCCACCTCCACCGCCCCAGCGGGCATCAGCAGTTTTGAGGCGTGTGTGATCGCTCACGAATCCGGGGGCAATCCCACGGCGGTCAACCCCACCTCGGGAGCGGGCGGCCTGTTTCAGTTCCTGCTTTCGAGCTGGCTGGGAACCCCTTATGGGAGCCAATACCCCAGCGGAGCGCAAACCGCCCCAGCTAGTGCCCAGTACGCTGCCTTTCAGTGGGAGTATGCTCACTACGGTCCAGCTCCTTGGGCATCGGATGGCTGCTGAGACAGGAACTGGTAAAGTGACGGCATGCCAAGGACAGGCAATGTTCCTCAGATAGAGATTATTGAGGGTCAGCGGATTGGCCGTGGTGTGGTTCTGCGTACAGGGCTGCGCACTGGCAGGCGTGACCTGAAAGCAGCCGAGCTGCGCTGTGATTGCGGTCAGGTTTATGTGCGGCCTTTGGGCAGGCTGCGGGAACGGGGGGCCTGCCTTTCCTGCGGATGCCTGCGGCGTGAACGGGGCCGGGAGAATCCGGTAATGCAAGCCAGCGTGCATGGCCTGGCAGATCACCCGTTGTACTCCACCTGGTGCAAGATGCTTGATCGTTGTGAGAATCCGGCCAACCCTCGTTACCGGGATTATGGGGGGCGAGGCATCACGGTCTGCCTGCGCTGGCATGATGTGGCAGCATTCATTGAGGACATCGAGGCTGAGCTTGGTCAGCGCCCTGAGGGCAGGACGGAGAGCGGTTTGCGCTTCGCTTACTCCATCGACCGGATTGACAATGACGGCAGCTATGCGATTGGGAACGTCCAGTGGGCTACCTGGCATCAGCAGCGTGTCAACCGGAGAGCCGTATAACCAAGTGCCGGTAAGCGCGGGCGGGACACGAGATCGTAGCGGCCTGAGTACAGGCGCAGATAAAACGATCATCGCCCCGCCCGCTGCTTTTCAGCCTGATGTGAGGGGGAGATCTCTGTGCAAGCGGTTACTTTGCAGGCCCCATGGGTTTTGATGGGGAACAAGAAGACCGAGAAGCGGAAGGCCGAACGTCAGCGCAGAGCTGATGCTGGCAAGGTCAAGCGCAACTCAAAGAGCAAAGCCAAGCGGCTGAGGGCCCAGGGGGAGCCAGGAGACTCCTCAAGGCCCTGGTGGCAGCTCTAGCTACGAGCCGGGGCTGCCGTGGTGGAACATGTTCCCGTCCGCGACGATAGTCACGGCCGGGACAGGTGCTGCTGCCATGGATGCCGCAGCGGGACCGAGGATGATCCCGGCCGCACCCAGAACAGCGAGGCAGTTCTTGATCGGTCGCATAACCGCAGGGTAAGCACGGTTTGCGGTACGGGTATATGGCTTTACGGATAGACATGGTGCAGTGATAGTTGCACCGTTATGATCAGGGCAAATCGCTGCCTCTGCGAAGGGAAGACTTCAATGAGTGAGCGCCAGGACCCCGGCCCGGTCTGGGTCAAGAGTTCCCTGAGCTTCTCCAACAGCAATTGCGTTGAGGTCGCTGACCTGCCTGGCGGCGTGGTTGGCGTGCGTGATTCCAAGGACAAGACCGGGCCGGTGCTGTGTTTCACCCCCGGTGAGTGGCGGGCGTTTGTGGGTGGTGCCCACAACGGCGAGTTCGATCGCTTCGGCCGCGCGTAGGCTGGCCACGCCCTTCCGGGGCAAAGCAGAAGGAGGAAAGAACATGCGTGAAGGTGATCCCCCCAACGGCTGGGCCAGCGCAGCGAGCGCTCCTAACCCGCGCTGGGATGCCCTGCATCCGGCAGGCTGTCTCTGCTCTGACGCGGTGTGCCTGCAGACCAGGCTCGCCGGTACGGACGGACGGGTTTAGTTGTTCATCTGGGGGTTCCTGGCAGGGCTGCCCGTGGGGGCAGCCCTGCTTGTTGCGCTTACCTGGCTGTGGGTGCTCCTGTACGCCAGAACGCGGTGACGCCGATTCTCCCGGCACGCTTAGAAGGAGGCAGCAGCAGTGGCCAACGAGACCCGCACTCCCGGCAAGCATGGTGTGGTTCCCCGGGATCCTGACCGGTACGTCCCGTTCCTGGAGCACTACCTGAGGCCGTGGGACGGGCAGCTCGCCCCTGGCCCGGACGCCAGGCACCCGGCCCGGATCGCAGTGGGGACCACGGGAACCATTCCCCCGGTCTCTTCCACTCAGGTCATCGACCGGGCCCAGCGCATCAGCGACTGGCGGATGTACCTCAACGACCAGCTCGGGGACTGCACGATTGCCCGTGCCGCGCACAGCTTTGACGCTCAGCGGGTCTATGCCGGGTACTCCCCCGCAGTCTTCAGTGATCAGGTGATTGTCAGCACCTACTCGGCCTGCGGTGGGTATGTGCCGGGGAATCCCTCCACTGACAACGGCTGCCAGGAGCCTGATGTTCTCAACTACCTGATGCACACAGGCATGGTGGACGAGGCCGGGTACACCCACAAGCTCGCAGGCTGGGCAGCCTTCAAGGACCCCACCGACCTGAGTCTCATGACTGCCGCGCTGAGCACCTTTGGCACTGTCGTGGTGGACATCGCGGTGCAGCAGGCCCAGGAAGATCAGTTCTCCGCTGGCCAGCCCTGGCAGTACGTCCCCGGCTCCCCGCTGCTGGGCTATCACTCCATCGCCTTCCAGTACCGGGGCGTGGGTTACACCGGGGTCTACGAGATGGTGACCTGGGGGCTGCTGCAGCGCTCTACCCGGATGTTCGGGCACCACCAGATCAAGGAAGCCTACGTTCCGGTCTCGGCGGATTTCATCCAGGCTAACGGTGTGACGGTGCAGGGGATGGACCTGGAGCAGCTGCTGGCCGACATGCCTGGGGTGGAGTAACCTGGCCTGACAGGATCGGCCAGAGTACCTCAGCCCTGCCGCCCACCGGACCTGGCGGCAGGGCTGCCTGGTTCTTCAAACCCCAGCAGTCACATCGTGCCCCGATACCCACATTGGCTAGAGCGCTTGTGTGAGAGGGAGATCCAGGGGAAAGTGGTGAGCGTTGAGACCCTTCTAACTGGTGGGGTAGGAGCCATCACCGTCCTGGTTTTCTTTCTGGCACTCATTCTGAACGGCAAGCTGCACACCGATGGCGAGTTCGATCGGGAGGTGGCTCGCGGGGACAGGCTGGAGAAGGCACTGGCCGACATGACAAAGGCCAAGGAGGTATCGGATGAGCGGGCCGACGCTGCAGTCCGTGCTTCCTCGCTCATTGCCGAAGCCTTCTCCAGCGCCAGGGACCGTCGCCGGGACACCCGTGGCCACTCATCGTAGGCCCCGGTTCAGGCTTCCAGGCGCCCGTAAGCGGGACGCCGAGCGGCACCTCGCCGCTGCGGAGCAGGCTGCCAGTACAGCAGCCATGGCGCTTTCTGACCAGCGCCGGAAGCTGGCCGAGGAACAGCCGCTGCACCATAGGATTGACAAGCTGATGGATGACAACCATCTGTCAGCCCTGCTGTGGTTCATCGTGGGGGGATAGGGGCTCGTGAGATCCGCCAGGACGGCCAATCTGGTGGCCGTCTTCCTAGTTATCGCCTGGTTCGCTGCCGGGCTGTTTTTCAGCGGTCACCAGCAGCTACTGAACTGGCTGCCCAAGTGGGCCCTGTCTTTCGCGGTCATATCTCCGGTGGCGTGGATCGGCCTGTACACCGTGCAGGGCCTTCGCGGCCACGGCAAGTGGTGGCAGACGGATCTGGGCACCAACATGGTCTGGATGGAGACCGCTGTTGTCTGGTCCAGTGGCATGATTCTGTGGTCCCAGTGGTTCAACCACGGCCAGCTGGACACGTTTGCCCAGGCGTGGGTCTATCTCGGGGGTGTGATTGCCAGCGGGCTGGTGATCAACTGGCGTTCGGTGCTCTGGATTCGCAATTACCGCGAGGATCCGGGGGGAGAGATGCGCAAGCTCCGTGCTGAGGTTGCGGAGCTGCGGGCCCGCCTGGGAGAAGGCGAGCCTAGTGCCTGAAGCTGTCCAGCGCCGCAAGATCAGCTGGGTGATCTTGCTCATGACAGTTTCTTGCTTGCTGGCCGTGGTGGCATCCTCCATCACCGTGTTCATGGCCGTGACGCTCATCCGGCAGAACCAGACGCAGCACCAGCGCCACGATAAGTTCTGCGCGTTCCTCAGCACGGAGATCCAGGCTGCCCAGGCCCACCCTGCCCTGGAGCCACTGCTCCCCGGGCTGCTGGCCGAGCACATCAACAACGCCTGCTCCTGAGGGCCGATTACCTACGCGAACATCCCAGCCAGGGGAATCACTTCGCGGAGGGTAGTCAAGTGGCATCGACCCGCATCTTTGAGGGTTTCTCACTCTCCCACGCAGCTATCCTGAACGGCTCTACGGGAGCCGAGGACGCCACCCTCTACGGCTGCCGGAACGGCACCGTCGCCACCGACTCCGGGAACTTTGAGAACACGGGCGACGATATTGTCCTGTCTGAGTGGTTTTGGATCAATTTCGCCAACGTGACCGTTGAGGACGGCTTTGTGCCGTTCGACACCATCGCGCTGATCACCGGCACTACGGTCTCCAGCTCAGGCGCTGCCCCGAACGACTACTACTCGGTGCCGCTGTGGACCCTGGCGAGCATGAACACGGTCACCAGGCCCATGGCTATCCGGTGCCCGGCCAAGGACAGCGCTGGTTCGCTGTACACCCTGGACTTCGTGCTCTATAAAGTGCAGTTCATGCCGTTCAACTTCACCGGCCCGAGCTACAAGAACGGCCTGACCTTCAGCGTCAACGGCCGGGCGCTCATGAGCTTGGTGGACGAGGTTGGAACGACGCTGCCGGTCGGCTACCCACGCAGCATCGGCCGCCTGATTGCGGAGCCCGGCACCAAGACCGGCGCCTTCGTCGCGGAGCCGTTCGCGGGCACCTGATCCTTATGGGGACGGTCACCTCTTACCCGCAGCAGTCCTCGCCTACGGGTGATGACTGGCTCATGGTGGTAGATGTTCAGGACGCCACGGAGTCTCCCGCTGGGAGCACCAAGAAGGCCCTGATCTCGTCTCTGCACACCCCGCTTGCCTCACTGATCGGCACGGATCTCGGGATTGGGTTTCAGGTAACCCTGCCTCAGTGGCTGGTCAGCGCGGTGGAGTCGCTGGCTTTTACGTCGGTTACCCGCAACAGCAACGAGGCGGTCACCTCAGCTACGGTCACCTGGCCCGATGGAACTACTGGTACCTGGACTGCTGACGTGCTGAGCACTACGTTCCCGGGAGCCGTGGATGCCTACCACGTCACCTATGGGGCGCACACAGTCACCCAGCCCCAGGTGACCCGGGATTCATCGGGGGCGGTCAGCGCCCAGCCCGCGCTCACGGTCACGTAGGGAGGCTTCGCATGGGTGTCCTGGACGCTCCCCCAGCCCCGTACGCACCGGCAATCGTCACACCTGTCCGGTACCCCATCACTGGCCGGGTGCTGTTCGTGGAGAATGCCACGCCGCATTTGCGCCAGGGCGGGATGTTCAACGACGGGTGCGGGTCCGCCTCACCTGATTACAACGTCCTGTTCAACGGCTACCCGACGCTGCGGCTGGACCCCCAGGGCAACACCACGTCCTCATCCACCAACAGCCAGCAGCTGACCCTGGGCGGCTCCCCGCAGACGCTCACAGCCGCTTCCAGCGCCTCGTTCGTGACCACCTCTGCCCAGACCGGCTCACCAACGGTGGACACCGGAGGCGGTTACATCGTCCTGAACACGCCCAGCAGCTCAGGCTCCTGGCAGACCACCAGCGGCAACTCAGCGGTGCTGTCCTACACCAGTGCGGTTGTCTCGGGCACGGCCAATAACTGGACGGTCACGTTCTCCGGGACCAAACTGGTGGTCCTGCCCGGAAGCCCTGATACGTCGATCACCACGGCCAACATCGGGACCGCTACGTGCATCGTCAACAACCCCAACCCGCACGCCGGGAACTCGCCCAACACTTCGGGGACGGTCACCAAGCGCCGGATTGATGACGAATACACAGGCCGGTTTGGCAATGCGATGTGGTTCCGGCCGACTAGCAAGTCTTCGGCCAGCGCTAACACCGCACTCATCAGTGTGTCGCTCTACAACCGCGATGGCACCAACCAGAACGCCGCCAGGATGATGTTCCAGCTGGCTATCGGGATGAACCCGGCGTCCAACTGGAACAACGACAACACGCTTCTGTGGTATCTCGACAACGCCGCCCCGATTGGCGGCGCCCAGCGATATGTGCCATTCGCATTTACCACCAAGAACGCCATGTCCCAGCACTCCTGGGATCCGGTAGGCGGCAGCTGGGATGATGCGGGGGTGTGGCGTTATGTCAAGGTCCGGGCGGACTTCAGCGTTACGCAGTACATAGACATCACCGTGGACGGCACGGTCTACAGCTCTATGGCAGGCCGGTCCATGGTCTCCATCTCCAGCACTGGGGCCAAGAGCATGCACTTCAGCATGGAGTACGCCCAGACCTCGGGAACCAGGAGATTCATCAACCTGGGCAAGGTTGTGGGGACTGCAGAGTAATGGCGGCCAAAAGAATCCTGAACGGCGGGCAGGTGCTGGGGGTCACCGGGGTAAACCTGGCTACCCTTAACGCCCAGACCACCAGCGGGAACTCCCAGGAGATCTACCTCACCAGTGTGGATACCGTCCGGTTTTATCTGGACATCACGGCGGTTTCCGGCTCCGGGACGATCAAGTTTGAGCTGGACGAGCGCAACCCGCAGACCGGCAGCTTCTTCGCTTGCTCTGATAAGGACGCAGTTTCAGGCACGGCCTTGAACAGCGCCACGGGCGGGATCTTCAACACCACGGGATTCACCGGGACCACCAGCAACGTCCTCAGCACCCTGGACCCGTGTTACGGAGAGGCCTACCAGGTCAAATGGACGATTAGCGGATTCACCTCAGTGACTTTCGGGATATCTCTCCTGGTGAACGACCGGAACGGCTGACCCCATGTCAAAGATCAGCGCTTATGCCGAGCTGACCTCATCGGATGATCCCAATGACCTTCTGGTGGTCGTGGATGTTGATGATCTGACGATGGCCCCGACCGGGACCACCAAGAAGCTCAAGATAGGGAACCTGAGCGTAGGCTCCAGCTTCCGGATGCCGTGGAACATCCTCGGTGGCTGGAACGGTTCCACAATGGACCCCAGCGCCGTCAACGGGAACTCGGCGCATACCGGAGGCAGCACCTATGCCGCCGCGCTGGTGACGGACACCACAACGTCGTTCAGCAAGCTGCGGGTTGGCGTGGCACTCCCTCAAACGGGGACGGGAGCCGTCTTCGTCGTAGCTGATTCAGCGGGGAACCACCTGGCCAGCGCCACCAACGCTGACACTATCCTGGCGTCCTCTACAGCCGACTTCTATGACATGACCCTCAGCGCAACGGTCACCCCAGCCGCGCAGCAGGTGCTTTACGTGCTGTTCCTGTACCCGGCCTCAGTTACCGGGCAAGCTTCCCTCTACGTGGGCAACGGCAGCAACGTGACCGAGATTCCGTGTGCCAGCCCGGTTCCGTTCATCTCCTGGGCAAACAACAACCATGTCGCGGACACCACTATCCCCGATCCGTTCGACATGACCTCCTTGTCCAATACGGCCCAGTTCCTGCCGTTCTTCGCGCTGAAGTAGCCCGATTCCCCGTCCATGACCGGCCTGCTGTTCGCCAACGACGCGACTGTGACCACGGATCCGTCCACCTCTAGCGGGACCACGGCCCCAGCTGGCGGGACTTCTGAGACCTGGACGGTGCTGGATTCGTCACAGCTGCCAGCGGTCAGCACAGGCGGGGCCACCTACTGCCACATTGCGGATGAGTCGCTCCCCGCCGAAAAGATCAAAGTGACCAACATCAACTCCGCAACGTCCATCACGGTGACCCGGGGAGACGAAAGCACCACCCCGGTTTCCCACGGCCAGGGCGCAACGTTTGCAACTGTGATCACCGCAGGGGATTTCGGCAGCTTCACTCAGCACTGACCAGCCGATTTTCTGAGCGCCCGGATCAGCGAGGCCCAGGGAGGCCCACATGGCAGCAGAATCAGAGATTGACCGGATAGACCCGCAGCCCAAGGTCATCAAGCTGTCCAACGGCAGTGCGGTGCAGCTGCACAGGCTGAAGACGCTCCAGCTGTTCGCCCTTTTGCGTATCCTCACCCACGGTGGCATGGGCGCCGGGATTCTCGGCACCCTGGATTTCTCGCTCCCGCCTGAGGAGTTCGTTCAGCGCCTCATGACCATGCTGGTGCTGTCCATCCCCGACGCCGGGATTGAGGCTCTGCAGTTCATCCAGCTCATGGTGGAACCCGAGGGCCGCATCAAGGGCCGCAAGCTCACCAAAAAGGAGCAGGATGAGGATGAGGGCCGCCTGGCGGCCATGAGCGAGCATCTGTCCAACCCGCCCATGGAAGACACCGTGGACATCATCGTGGCGGTGATTGAGCAGGAAGCCCCTGAGTTTCAGAGCCTGGGGGGAAAGCTGGCCCGGGTGTTCGCTCTGTTCACCAAGACGGGCCAGGACAAGGACACCAAGGCAGCAGACCCGCAGCAGGTGGTTTCCGCAGCAGAATCCCCGGCGACCCCCTAGGAGCCGGGATTGCTCAGGCCTTTGACCTCATCTCCAGTGAGTACGGCTGGCCAGATCAGGAGATTCTGGAACTGCCGCTGTGCCGGTTGCGCCAGATCACTGACACCATCGCCCGGCGCCGGGAGCGGGAGCAGTGGGAGCAGCTCAAGATCCTGGAATGGCAGACCCGCCAGCTTGCCGGGTT